ATGAATATACTGCGGATGGTGATTTAGACGAGAATAATGGAAGATATTGTGTTACACCTGATTATCCAAACGGAACATTTGCTTATTTTGCAACCATTAATCCAAATCAAAATGAAACCAGTGGAACATTTAAAAATTTCCGTTCTCCAGTTTTTCCATATCTAATTGGAGCTAACTATGTTGCAAAACCTGATGAGTTTAATTTTGTAGAAACAAATAATCAAGATTTGAATTTAAATAATTTAAATCTAAGAAGAAATGTAAATCCTTACAAACTTGATAGTTCTGGTGCAGAGTATCAAGGAATACATGATAGTAGAAAAATTGTAGATCAAGAAATTGAAGTTGATTATGCATCTCCTGGCAGAATTAATCAATATGAAATATTAAGTGCTGGATCTGGATATCAAGTTAAAGATCCTCTTAGAATTAAAAACTTAGGAAAAGGAAATGGTTTCTCTGGTGAGGTATCGTTCGTAAATGGAAAAGAAATTGTATCGGTAGCATCAACAATAGTAAAAATTGAAAATGTTGTGTTTAGTTATGATAATCGCACTGGAAATGTTATAGGACTCTCTTCTCAACCACATGATTTGAGAATAGGAGATGTTATCAACGTTTCTGGTTTATCAACAGATACTTTTAGAAGACTTGATGGAAGACATCAAATTGGATTTAGCACAGCACAATTTACTTTAAATGTTGGACTTGGAACCGTAGGTGTCACAGGAATTGTAACAAGCATCGATGTTGCTGGTAGTTTTTCACCCAGAAATATTAGTGCAAATGATGTCTTAGGTATATCAACAGAAAGAATGTTAGTTTTGAATGTTGATGAGGTAAATGGAAAATTAAGAGTTCAAAGACAATTTGACGGCGTTACTGGCACTGCTCATAGTGCTGGTAGTACTGTAACTTCATTAAACAGATCTATTACTTTTAATGTTAACTTAGATAGTGATGTTGTTACGAATGTCAATGTTCCATATTACTTTAATCCAGCAGAAAGTGTTTCACTTGGATCTACTGCTGGAGTTGGAGTTGGAAATACAATAACTTATACTTACAAAGTTTCTGGAAATGGAATAAGTTCTACTTTTGTTCCAACACAACAAATTTTCTTACAAGAACATGGATTTATAACAGGACAAAAACTTTTATATTCAAACGGTGGTGGAGATTCTCTAAGTGTTTATAATGGTATTTCAACTTTTAGTCTACCAAATAATTCATTTGTCTATGCGATTAATGAAGGTCAAAATTTCTTAGGACTATCAGAAAAACCTATTGGCATTGGATCAACAGGTGCGATTACTGGTATTGGAACAACAGGGCGACAACTTTTCTTTAGTGGTATTGGAACTGGAGTTAAACATAGTTTGAAACCACAAAAAACTGAAGTTACTGGTTTTATACAAAAAAATGTTGGAACAGTTGTTTGTAAAGAAGCTCATAATTTAAGATCAGGTGATAGAATATCACTATCTGTAGTGCCAGGAATTACAACATCATACAAGATTGAATTTGATGAAGTTACAAAAAGAACAATCATTAATCCATTAGAATTTGGAGCATCTGGAGTAAACATTAGTAATGATACAATTACAATTAGTGGACATGGATATAAAACTGGTGATAAAGTTCTCTATCAATCTTCAAATCCAATAACTCCACTTTTCAATAATTTTTCATATTTTGTAATTAGAATTGATGATAATACATTTAAGTTGAGTGAAACTTTTTTTCAATCTAAAAAAGTAGCACCAAATGCTATATCATTTACATCAACTGGATCTGGTCACAAGATAGCTCTTATCAATCCACCAGTATCATTAACTCGTGGATACAAAACTCAATTTGATCTAACTCATTCTAGTTTATCTAAACCAGTAGGTCTCTCAAGTTTTCCCTTATTTGACTTTGAATTATACAGGGATGTTAATTTTACAAATCCATATTTTAATAATAAAGAAGATAAAGGATTCCAAGTTATTGGTATTGGGACAGTGGGTATTGGTGGAACGGTCAACCTCTCATTAACAGAGAACACACCAACCGATCTTTTCTACAAACTTACACCTGTTAATTTAACTATTAGCGCTCCTACAAAAAGAAATCCTGTTGTTGACACTGATGTTATTAATTATTCTAGCTTAAAGATAAGTGATAGTGTTTACAATGATGATTTTACAATTATTGGAATTGGAACTACAACATTTTCATTTGTGATGCCAATACAACCAGAGAGAGATGGATATACAAAAGACGAAGCACCTACTTTAAAATATAGTACAAATTCTACAGATGCAACAGGATCAATTGATCGTGTGAGAATTATTTCAAAGGGTAGAAACTATCAAACTATTCCTGTTGTCACATCAATTGGATCTACTCTTGGAGTTGGTGGTGTTATTAGATTGAATAGTGATGAAACTGGAAAATTAAGAAGATATACAATTAAAAATCTTGGATTTGATTATTCGGCAGATAAAACGATTAATCCAACAGTTCAATTACCTCAAATTTTAAGATTAGATAGATTATCTACTATTGGTAGTATTGGTATTAGTTCTGGTGGTAAAAATTATCTTCAACCACCAAATATTGTTGTTATTGACAGGGTAACTGGTTTAATTAAGGATGAAGTTATTACAGATGTTGATCTACAAGGAACATCCGTTTCTGAGATTAGAATACTAAGAAATACGAATTCTTTATATGATACTAATCCAAAAATTGCAGCCATAAACAATAATAATGGTGTTAAAGTAAAAAATCTATCATTTACAAGTGGCACTAATTTAGTAACATTAACTCTTGAGGGTTCATATACCACATCAACTTATCCATTTACGAAAGGTGATAAATTATATGTTGAAAACATAGGTATTGGATCAACAGGAAGTGGTTACAATTCTTCAGATTACAATTACGAACCTTTCGTGATTACTGGAGTAAATACAAATCCAGGCGGAGGAAATGCAACTGTTTCTTACAATCTAGATTCATCAGTCACACAGCCAGGTATTTTCAGTGGCCCTTCATCATCTGGTCAAGCAATTCCATTTGAAAACATAGCACAATTTAATATTGATGTTGATACAAATCAATTTAGTGTTGGCGAAATTGTAAGTACAGGTGATAAAAATGGAACTGTGGTTGCATGGAATGAAAATAATAAGTATTTAAAGGTTCTCTCAAATGATACATTTAATATTGGGGAATCGATTAATGGTGCATCATCTAAGTCAATAGCACTTATTGAACAAGTTACTAGTTTTAGTTCTACATTTAACATTGATTCTAACTCAGAGTTTAGAAGTGGTTTTAGAAAAGAAACTGGTAAATTAAATACAGAGTTGCAGAAACTACAAGATAATGATTATTATCAAACATTTTCATATTCTTTACAAAGTCCTGTCTCATATGAAACATGGAAAGATCCTGTTAATAGTCTTGGACATGTTGTTGGATTTAGAAATTTTGCAGATGTAACTATTGTTTCAACTGCTTCTACTGATGATAAAAATAGAAGAAATGCATCTGTTGGAATTTCTAGTAATGTTGCAGTGGTTGTTTCTGACTTAGTAAGTGAGAGGGAATCTCTTCATAATACATATGATTTTGATTTAGTTACAGAAAATTCTAAAAATATATCTGGACTATTTGCATCTGATGAAATTAATTTTAGTAATAAGATTATCACAGATTACATTGAATCAAGAACAAACAGAGTCATTCCAGTTGACAGTATAAGTTCTCAGTTTAATGATTTACCTCGTGCAACTGCGTTTTCTGATGTTGCAGATTTTGTGTTAAATGATGTTGATGGTGTCAAATTTTATGTTTTAGTCTTCGATAGAAGATTTTCTGGTGAAAAACAAATAATTCAAATTAATTTACTTCATGATGGGTCTGTTGGATACATGATGCCATTTGGTCGTGTTGAAACAACAATTGATCTTGGTGAATTTGACTTTAATGTTTCTGGAAATGCAGGTTCATTAAGATTTCTTCCTGCTAAATCTAAGTTTAATAATTATGCATTAAGAATTCTCTCAGTAGAAACATTTAAGGATACTCAAAGTGGTATTAACACATTATCTCTTGGCACTGGTTATGATATCATTTCAACTTCAGCTGGTGCCACAACTGGAGGCCCATCACCTTGTCAAGTTGTTGGATTTGGAACAACTGCGATTACAACCAGTAAACTATTCATACAAACACAAGAGTTGGGTGGTGATCAAAGAACTCAATTAAATGAGTTAGTTGTGCTGAATGACAGTGAAGAAGTATATCTCTTAGACTATGCACAGATGATTAATGAGAATACGTCTCAAAGTAATTCTCCAAACGTGGGACTTGGAACTTTTGGTGCAGATGTAAGATCTGGTATTACAAGTGTTTACTTTACACCTACAGCTGGTGTTGGTGTTACAATGAGAGTGCATCAAGTGGCTATCGGGGGCACTGCAACAGGTATTGGAAGCACGACTGTATCACTTACTGAAATTTTAACTACAACCACTGATATTGCATCAACAGGAACTCCACAACCAACCAGAATTAGTGGAATTAACTCTGGTACATATACTGCTTTTGATGCATTGATAGAAATACATGATACAACCAATGATCGATATGCTGTCACTCAGGTAACTGCAATTCATGATACTGTCACTCCTTACTTTACAGAGTTTGGATACATGGATAATTTTAACACAAATGTTACCAGTTTTTCTGGTATAGGAACGATTGGTGTTGGATATTCATCTGCTTCTGGTGGCGATATTGAACTTCGTTTAACTCCTCCAGCAAATACAGCAATTACAACTAAAGTGTTCCAATATAACTTTACAGAGACTGGAACTGGTGGTGTTGGATTTGTTACATTTACAGATTCACGATTAAAAACTCAAGATGGATCATACACAGGAACTGATAATGATATTAAATTCTCATTTGATTTAAAACACACAGGAGACTCAATATTTCACAAAGTATTTGACTCTGAAGACGCAGCTGTTGTTGACGTAACTAATGATACCTTCATAGTTAATAATCACTTCTTCCAGACTGGTGAAGAGTTAATATACAATCCAATTGGTTCTGGGACAACCATGAACATTGGAATAGCAGAAACTGCGATTAGTGGAGTTGGAGTTACTACTAAATTACCATCTACAGTATTTGCGGTTAAAACAGCAGAAAATAAATTTAAATTAGCTAGGACTGCATCTGAGGCACTTCAAACAGTTCCAAAAGTTCTTGATATCACATCTGTTGGTATTGGAACAACTCAATCCTTTACTGCAAAGAATCTTAACTCTAAAGTTTTAGTTACTCTTGATAATAATATTCAAAGTCCCGTCATACAATCACCAGTTCAAACAAAACTATCATTTGATGTACTAACAACAACAGACTTTATTACTCTAACAGGTATTTCTTCAATTTTCTCAGGTGATGTTTTAAAAATTAATGATGAATTTGTAAAAGTTGATACTGTTGGTATTGGATCTACAAATCAAATGTTAGTAAAGAGAGCACAATTAAATTCTGCTCTTGCAAATCATAGTGCGAATGATACTGTTACTAAATTCTTGGGTAACTATCAAATAGTTGAAGATACAATTAACTTTACTGATGCACCTAAAGGAGAAAAAGGCCCAGTTGGACTAACAACAACCTCCACCTTTGTTGGTCGTGTATTCACACATACTGGTGTCCCTGGCGGATCTTTAGAGACCTATTCAAATAATTTTGTGTTTGATACAGTTGAGGATCAATTTACAGGAATTGCAACAAACTTTATTCTTAAGTCTGGTGGTTCAAACATAACAGGATTTGCAACAAATACAGGTGTGATTCTGTTAAATGAAATATTCCAAAATCCAGCAGATGATTATAATATTGTTGAAACTGCTGGTATTACATCTGTAAGTTTTACAGGTGTTGGAGTAACAAATAATTATGATGTAAATATATCATCAGTGCCTAGAGGTGGTATTATTGTTTCGGTTGCTGAGACATCATCATTTGGTTATCAACCTTTAGTCGCTGCTGGTGGAACTGCGATAGTGTCTGCTGCTGGAACAGTTGAGTCTGTATCAATTGGAAACAGTGGTTCTGGTTATCGAGTTGGATTACAGACAAATATACTTGTCAAAGCTCGTGGTAGTTCTGGTATTGTCACAGTTGGAAGAGCAAATGTAAGTGCTGGTTTAGTTACATCAGTGACTATCACTAACAGTGGTGGATCAGGATTTAGTTCTGCAACTCCTCCAGTTCTTGAATTTGATAAACCACTCAACTATGAAAATATGAGATTAGTTGGTAGTTCAACTGGTATTGGTGCGTCAGTCTCAGTTCGTGTTGGTACTGCGTCAAGTGTAATTAGTTTTGAAATTACAAACTTTGGGTATAATTATAAAATTGGAGATGTTCTTACAATTGAAGAGGGTGGTCAAGCTGGTATTTTAACAGATGCTAATTTAGTAGTCAAAGATTTTGCTTTAACTGTTGAAGATACATTTAATGATAGTTTCTCAGGATTCACTTTTGGTGAGTTAGAAAAATTAAATAGTTTTGATGACTTATTTGATGGTGATACGAAAACATTTAATTTGACAAAAACAGTTGGTGCAACTGCCACACCAATTACATTAAGGTCAGCAAAAGGATCTCCAATCAGACCAGAATATAATTGTTTAATTTTCTTAAATGATATTCTTCAAATTCCCTTTGAGAGTTATGTCTTTAATGGTGGATCACAAGTAACATTTTCAGAGGCTCCAAAAGCTGATGATAAAGTAAGAATTTACTATTACAGAGGATCTGAACATGATGTGGTTGATGTTGATATTCTAGAAACTGTTAAATCTGGTGATAATTTAACAATCAATAAGTATCCTGACATTGGGTTAGGTGATGCATTCCAACAAGAACCTAGAACAGTAACAGGTATCACAACATCTGATGCTGTAACAACTAATACATATATTGATGCTGGAATAACTACGGTTAGAACATTACAAAGACCAGCTACTTGGAAGAAACAGATTCAAGATGTGGTTATAAACAATATTGGAATTGGTAAAGATAGAGTTGAATTAGAACCTGGCATTCGTCCAACTGCTTACATCATAAAGAATGTATCTGCTGGATCAACTGAAATATTTGTGGATACAACAGTTCCATTATTCAATCAAATAGATGATCTTGTTGAAGTTAAACAAAGTGTTTTAATATTAGATAGAACAACTAAAACAGGTGTTGCTGCAACCTCAGTTGTATCTGCTGGTGGATCGGTAACTAGTGTTGTGATATCTGATGGTGGATCTGGATATACTGCTGTGCCTCATGTATCAATTGGAGTTACAGCTGGAATTGGAACTGTTCATGCTGGAATTATAACCGCATCAACAAATGCAACTGCTACTGCATCTCTAACTAATGGTGTAGTAACATCAATCACAATGACAAATATTGGTGCTGGATATACAAATACAAATCCACCATCGGTGATGATCGAGGCAGAAAATTCAACTCAAGATACTTTAGACAGTATTAAGTATGATGGTGATTTTGGACATATAGTTGGAATTGCTACAACAGCAGTAGCTGGAATTGGAACAGCATTACAACTTGATTTTTACATTCCAGACACATCTACTCTTCGTGATACATCAGTCATGTCATCTGCCGTTACTGTAAGTGGTATTCAATCTGGATATTATTTTACTGCGTTTGAAACAAACGTTGGTAGTGGAGTCACTTCATATGAAAGTGCGATTGGAAATGATGATGGAGTTGTGGGAGCTGGAACAATTCACATAGATAATATATACAAGGTGCATAGTGCTAAAAACATAACTGGGCCTGCTTTATTATCTACTGGAGTCGGTAACACAACTCTTAGAAGAGTGACTGTGAGTGTTGATAATCTTGAGGATGTTGTCAGACCTGTGGGTTCTGCAACTTCTTCAAAAATGCTTAATGGTCTTTACTATGGTAAATACTCTTGGGGTCGTTTACATGACTTTGCTAAAGAAGGAACCAGTGCATTTACGGCAATTACTAATAACGGTGTTACAGGAATTAAAACAGGCCCTGTGATCATTAGAACTAGGGATTTAAAAGAATCTTATAACTAACATAAATAAAAACAAAAAGTCTTTGATAAAATGTCAGCAATTATAACTGATCAACTGCGTATATTAAACTCTGAGAATTTTGTAGCAGGGATAGCTTCAACTACGAACAGTTATTATGCGTGGATTGGTCTTCCTAACCCAACAGATTTTCAATCAGATTGGAGTGAAAATCCACCAGCACCTAAAGATTCTTTTAGTGAGGAGAATGATTATTGGGATACAATGATCGCTCTTAAGAAGTTGAACTCAGATGATATTGCAAGGGTAGTTAGAAAAATAACTTGGACATCAGGTACAACATATGAAATGTATCGAGATGATTACTCTCGATCTAATCTGTCACCACAAACTAGTTCAACTAATTTGTATGACACAAATTATTATGTGATGAATCAAAACTTTCGTGTTTATATTTGTCTACAGAATGGAACAAATCCAGAAAACACATCTGGAAGACCATCTCTTGACGAACCACTTTTCACAGATTTAGAACCAAGATCTGCTGGTGCATCTGGAGACGGATATATTTGGAAATACC